TTCAGGGGTTAAGGAGGAGGAATTATTAAAAATAGACATCCACGAATCAACCAAACATGTGCTTACATAAGCCCGCGCGGCGCCTGAGCGCAAAAGCCCACGCGGCGCTTGAGCGTACCGATCGTGTCAAATTTCGCACGACTGCTCAGAGTGGCCATATCCAGTATTACGGCCACTCTGATCAATCAAGTAACTCTCATAAAATCATGTCAAGAGCAAAGCACTGGCAATTTACTCTCAACAACTACACGGAAGATGAGTGTGAACGTATCGACGCCATGGGTACAGACCCAACGGTCTCTTATCTTATCTACGGAAAAGAAGTTGGTGCCTCTGGAACTCCTCATCTACAGGGTCATATTTCTTTCGTGCAACAACGTAGCCTCATCCAAGTTAAAAACCGGCTTGCTGAACGAGCTCATCTCGAAGTGGTACGTCTACTTAGCAGTCACATTGAGTACTGCAAAAAAGATGGGGCTTATCGGGAGTTTGGGACACCACCTAAAATTGCGCTGGCCAGTAACGGCCAAAGAAACGAACTCGCTGAGTTTCGATCCACCGTCTCTGAAGGAGTATTCAACAGTCCTGAACTCCGTGAGAAACATCCTAATGTTATGGCACGATACCCCCATTTCGCAAGACAAATTATCCGTGATTTGTTTCCCAAAAGCGAACAGCCCGATCTGCCCCTTCGAGCTTGGCAACAACGTCTGGTGGAAATCGCAGATGGAGAACCTGATCCCCGAAAAATATACTTCGTGGTTGACCGCGCCGGAAACTGTGGGAAAACGTATTTGGGAAAATTTCTACAAAGAACACGTGAAGCGGTTCAAATTGTCCGAGCAGGAAAAGTAGCCGATATGGCTTATCAATACGTCGAGAGAACAAAAATATTAATTGTGGATGTACCAAGAAGCAAAGGGGAGCATTTACAATATTCATTCCTGGAATGTGTTAAAGATGGACTATTATTCTCGACCAAGTATGAATCTGTTATGAAACAATTCGATCCACCACATGTATTTGTATTTATGAATGAAGAACCAGACCCGAAGGCATTAAGTGTCGACAGATATCATTATATTAACCCGATTTAGGTTCACGATAATAATTAATAATTTTCGTAGTTTCACTAAATCCATCTCCTAAGGCTCTTCCAGCACCATCTAAGGGCGAAGCCATCCAGAAAACAAAATAAATCTGTTCAAAAGGTTCAGACGCAGTAGCGTCAAACGTAACGGATCTCCCGATCTTAACGTAAATATCCATCTCCTTAAAAGAATCTTTATTCTCAGAAGCTTCAACCAGGGTACCTCCGGGTTGTGCACCCAATAAAAACTTTCCACGTCTATGCACACGGTACTTGTCTAAGTTAATTGCTGCATGACTCCATTCCAAACCCGTCTTAGCAGTCGCATCGGCATTCCATGCACGACTGTCATCATATTCCCTAAAGAAATCAGGGGAAGTAGTTGATACTGCTTCATCCCCTTTAGCACTAATAACTGCCCAATTAAGGAACGCGTTATATTTATTCAAATTTCTGCAAGCAAATTGTATACGTATTCCTGATAAAACGACAGAATCTCTTAAACGTTCATTTATACCTGGACCAGAAAAGATCTGAATACATGCAGTAGCATTAAGGAACTGGTTACTCTTAGCGATAACATTCGCAGGTTTAACGACGGTAGTCTTCGCAGTTGCATAATTACGCGGAAGCGCGAAAGATCTCCTGGCAGCAAGTCTTGCTCTACCCTTCGTCATTCTACGGGGTCTACGACGCGTAGCCACATAACGACTCTTTGAAGCATAACGTCTACGAGTACCCCTAAGCTTACGGGTGTACTTCCCAGAACGTGACGCAGCATAACCGCCCAAAGCAGCAGCAATAGCAGGAGCAATAAACGGCATTATATATATGAAAAGCGCTTGAATGTGAATGAAAGCAAGAGTGAAAAAAAATGAAACCAACCAACCAAGGTGCGCCGCAGGCAAATCGACCAAGGGGTTAGGTGCTACCCCGCAAAATCAACCAATGAGCGCCGCAGGCACGTGCGGGTTCAGGGGTTAAGGAGGAGGAATTATTAAAAATAGACATCCACGAATCAACCAAACATGTGCTTACATAAGCCCGCGCGGCGCCTGAGCGCAAAAGCC